GACGGTTCCCGGCTTAAGGGTGAGTCCAAATTCGCGATACGTGTTGGTGATGATCTCGAGAAATGTGTCAACAGACATATTCAAGTGATTGAGGTTATGACCCCCAATCTGATCGTCGGAATAAATTGCTATGTAGTGGTGTTGAATCATCTCAAAAAAGGTTGGATACCTCGCAAAGGCGTGGAACCACATTTTTAAAATAATTCTAACCCAAATCAAAAGATGTGCAAGAGAGTTGTCATGTGTTGTGCAATTACTACCTGAGACATTTCCAGTCTTTCTTTGGCGAATAACACCATCAGGACAGTATATATATGCTCCACATGTATACCATTCGACAAAATCAAATAGTAATTTATACTCTTGTGCATTTTTGTGACCACGTCGTCGTAACCTATATGCGCCTTTCATGGCCGCACCACGGTCCCAACCATTAACATCAGTGGTTATACGTGTGTCAAATTTCTCCAAAATTTTACCAAGGCGGTCAAAACCACCATATTCTTTGGAAAAACCACACTTAATCCACTTATGGTCACACGATTCTATCATCTTCTCATTCTGCTTATCAAAAAGAAACTTCTGATTAAGCAAGAATCGGAGCTGAGGGTTGAATGTACCACGAATTTTATACTTGAGTATATCAGAAAGCTCAAGTAACTCAATCTTGTGATTATAATCCCAAATAGGGATATCATCAGGGTCAAAGCTTTTAGGATCGACACCTAATTCAGCAAGATTTTTCATGGCATCACCTTTTGTTTTGAACCCACGTGCCTTAAGCTCGGAGCCAGGCGATGTGGAGTCATTTACATAAAATTGATCACAATCTTCAAGCACCCCTTGTTCAAGTTCAGGCTTATACATGCGAAAGACATAGTCCTCCACTGTTTGCTGCAACTCATCCTCAGGATAAACTTCAGGCAGATCACACTTCCGCAGAGACAATTCCATACTCTGACGTGAAGGCTTAACAATACGATACGTTGCCAATTGCTTGACATGAACGCTATTGTTGCTATCAACCTCATTACAGTACTTTTCATACCATGGGCATGTGCGTACCATATAGAGATCATTGTCGCTCGGCTTGTAGAACCTTTTGCATTTAGGAAAGAAAGCGACACTTTCCATATGCAGGTATGTTTGATTGGAGGGGGAAACATCAAAAAACCCACGG